AGTGGGTTGCTTACGCAAGTTCTACTTGCACCGTTGTATCAGAAATACTTTTTGATGACCTCGGCTGGGCAATGGACTGGTGCAAGAAGAATTCTTACCAAGTTGTTTCAGTTCTACAATCAGAGGAGGTGTGAAAATGTCAACGATTACAGCACGGAAGACTTCGCGTGACGAAGTTGAGTTTTGGGAATTGATTGATGTCAATGGGAATGCTTACAGCGAACTTAAGAGTATCAACGATGTTGTTGCTTACGCGATGGCTTGGGGTTTCCAGTTGAAGATGGTGGCGTAATGAAAAAACCACAGTACGCGCACCATTGCGTTATCTACCCAATGTACGAAGATTTAGGTTATGAAAAGTTTGTTTGTTGGGAAGTTTATTATTGTGAATGCGAAAAATTCAATTGGGATAATTGCGAATGTTATTACCAGTCTGAACCAATGGAAACTTCTGTTTCTTATCGAGACGCTTTAAAATTAGCAAAAGAAGTTAGCAAGCGTTACGCGCCAATAATTTTATGGGGAGTGAGGTTCTAATGAGGGAAATGGCTTTCTTTTTAATTGGAATGATGGAAGGTGCGTGGTTTGTCTACGCATGGGCTAAGGGAGCATTTGATGAGTAAGGGAAAAGAATGTAGATGTGGCGAACGCATAGTTCCGCTCGACGGCGCTTGGGCTCACACTTCAACGATTATCAAAGATTCAGGTCACTGTTTAGACGGTCACTTGGCTCAACCAAAGGAGGAGAATGATGAATCTTGAATTCAAAATCAGGCACTGGAATACAGAACGATGGCGCGGTGCTTACGTCAATGTTTGGCATGAGAACTTAGTCATCTGTTCAGTGATAACTCCGGCGATTGTGGACGACTTCTACAATCAATACGTAGATGTCTACGAGAGCCTTGATGGAACCACCAAACGTATCGGCGAATGGAACCACCAATACGAGTCTGTTGACCAAGCAATAGCAGACTTCAAAGAGTTCAGTTTGGATTACATAAAAGTGATGGGAGAACAAAATGCGTTTGGAATTATCTAGAGAAGAGATTTGGATAATCGGGGAAGCATTGACTGAATGTCAATACGCTGCAACTGATGAAAATGATTTTGATTCAGCGAGTGAATACAGAAGGCTCGCGATGAGAATGAGGATGTATATAGGTTACAGAAAGGAGGAAAGTGAAAACACATTTGTACGAGTTAAAGAACCTCGAGTTAAAAGGGAAGTTAGACGCGTACCTAAAGAAAGCGAGGAAAGACGGGATGTCTTACCGAACAATAGCAAGTGAATTATCCAATTACGGAACGTCCGTAGGTCGCACAGCCGTTCAAGACTGGTGCGAGAAGTTAGAAATTAAATAGGAGATAGAGATGGCAAGATTTAATCTTGATGACTACATAGATGTGAATGAAAGAATTCAATTGTTCTACGAGAAGTATCCAGCAGGGAGAATCTACTCTGACTTGATTAACGTATCGCACGAACACGAAGGGCAGAAGCAAACGCAATTCATTGTCAAGGCTTATCTGTATGATGGCGACCAACTATTAGCGACCGGATTAGCGGAGGAATCATTCTCAACTAATGGCGCGAACGTAACTAGTCCGCTGGAAAATGCAGAAACGTCAGCGATTGGTAGAGCGTGTCAAAACTTAGGCATGAAAGTTATGCGCAATGGCAAGCCAGAACCGCGAGCATCACGTCAAGAGATGGAGAAAGTTCAACGCGGAACTAACGTTCAGCAACTTACACCTCAACAAATAATCCTTAAAGAAACTTTGACTGCATGGAGTAACGACCCAGTAGAAAGAAGGAACTTTATGGAGATGGTTTTAGACCGTCAAGTGCTTGGCTATCACGACGTACTCAATGAAGAAGTTGATGAAGTGTTAAAAGCATTAGCAGTCTCGGAGAAAAAATGAACCACGAAATAATTGAAGTGGTAATGCCAGCAGAATTGTTAGCGGACATTCGTGACGGTGCGAGAGCGGAAAACATGACGCAACAGGGATTCATCAGAAAAGCAGTAATGGAATACATAAACAAGGAGAAAACACATGAGCAGTAACATCACAATTATTGGCAACTTAACACGCGACCCGGAACTTACGTTTCTAAACAACGGTTCCCCTAGCGTTAAGTTAGGCGTGGCAGTGAACAAGCGTTGGCAGAATCGCAAGACTCAAGAGTGGGAAGAAAAGACCTCATTCTTCAACGTGGTTTGCTATGGGAAATTGGCGGACAACGTCTCTACTTCCCTACCGAAAGGCACACGCGTTGTTGTCAGTGGAAGGCTAGAGCAACGTGATTGGCTAACAGAATCAGGGGAAAAGCGTTCAGTAATTGAAATCATTGCTGACGACATTGGCGCCAGCCTTAACTCTGCACACGTTAGTATTACTCGTAACGCTGCCAGCGTCACAGCCGGAGCGTCAGAGGAGTACGCGTTTTAATGCCAGAAGAAACTTACAGTCCAATTGTCGAAGCAATACTTAGTGCTTTGTTAGTTCGTCGCGGTGAAGCAGAAATCACTGCCGATGAAGCAAAGAACCTATTTGGTGGAGACAAAAAGACAACGCTCAATGACCTGAACAAATCACAGTTAATTCAAGTATGCCTTCTTGAGGCGTATGCGATTATCGAAGACATGATTGCAGAACAGTCAAAAGATAAAGTAACTTCAATCAACAGGGCAACAAAACGCGCTAAAAAGTAACGCGTGGAGTTACAGGAATGGCGCAAGCAAGCGTCTTGTCGGGAACTTGAAAAGAGAGACTTCTATGCTCACGAGCAAGGAGAGCGCTCACCAATCCCGGAGTTCGTAATCAATGCTTGCGCCTCCTGTCCTGTCAAAGCACCATGCCTTCAATACGCCTTGACTTATGAGGATTATGGGTACTGGGGAGGAACTACGGCAAAGGAGCGTCGGGAGATGCGCCTCAAAGCCAAGGTTCACATTCGTCGACTTGATGTAAGGTTGCCGGCTCATGGAGATTCAGATGGAGAATGATGGCTATAAATGTTCAGAACTATGTGTGGACGCTTGATTTGAAGCCAAGCGTGAAGTACGTGGCGATTGCCCTAGCAGACCACGCGCACGTCACAGGAGAAGAGGCACGACCCTCTCAGGAATACCTAGCAGCGAAGACCGGATTCGGCGTTCGGCACGTTCGCACATGCCTGAAGGAACTGCTCGACCTCGGTGTAATCCGCATTGAGAGACCAGCGCGTAACGGTCGTTGCACAGTGTACGCATTCAACCCTCCACCGGAAGGATTTGGGCGGGCATCTACGTCATCTGGGAGGGCGGATACGACCAACTGGGCGGTCGTACACGACCCCTTAATCAATAAGAACCGTAATGATAACCAAAGAGAACCAGTTGCATCAGAATTAGTAGCGAAAGAAGCATTGGCGAACATCAGGGCAACGCTTCGCTCGCCTCGTAAGTTCTGATGGCGTATTCTGTGGGGCATGTCAAAAGAATTTCATTCTTTCCCACAACAAGATTCACCAGACCCCGACCTACCGGAGATGGTAGAGATACTCGCCGAACTTCAAGAGACCGACCGTTCAATTTATTGGCGTCGCTCTTGGAACGAATTAACAGTTATACCTTCTCCTAATAAAAGACTGCTCCACGAAATAGAAGATTACTTTGAAGAATTCCGCGTGTTGCTTCCCGGCGTTTGTGACGGTTGCGGAATGTGGGTCGTCAGAAGATTTGAATCGTACTGGGGAGCGCACCCTCATTTTTGCAAACGGTGTGTTTCACAAGCGGTACAGATTTTTAACAAAACTGACAGATGGCCAGACGCAGAAATCCCTGCTGGGTTGCCGGAGGGATTATGAAACGTTCTCGAATCAACTCAATGTCAAAGAAACGCAAAGAACAATTAGTAGAGCGTTCTGAAACGAGAATAAAAGTATTCGAGCGTTCATCACGTTGCGAAGCCGGAATAGAACCAATGTGTTCATACCACGCAACGGACGTTCATGAAATTAAAACACGCGCGCGCGGTGGCAGTATCACCGACGTTGAAAATTGTTTAGCACTATGTAGGAATTGCCATCGCTACATAACAGACAATCCTGCTTGGTCTTTAGAGCATGGTTTCGTAGTTCACGCATGGGCAGGGGAACCAGAGATGCTCGCAGCATCACGCGCACGACACCAGTGGCGTTATGGAATGTTTGATTCGCTCCCCTATGACGAAACAATTTAGTTTTTTGTCAGGGGAACAGTTAGCAAAGTTAGAATTGGAAAAAGATTTCCAACAACGCGTCGTTCAATTCGCACGTCTGAATGGATGGAAGGTGTATGCCGTTCCTGATTCACGCAGAGCAACACTCGCTGGTTATCCCGACCTAACAATGTGGCATCCAAAGCAAGGAAGAATCTTGTGGGCAGAGTTGAAGCGCGAGCAGGGAAAGACCTCACCGGCGCAAGATGAGGTCATCGAGGAACTCAGGAAAAGTGGGGCAGAGGTTCATGTTTGGAGACCTTCAGACTGGAATGTTCTCACAAATCATCTGGTGAGGAACCTTAAAAAAAATTAGTAAAAAAGACTTGACCGGCGCGCGGTCATGTGATAAGGTTCTTTATGTAGGAATGAAGCCCAGTAGTTCTTACAGGAGGATTTACAGATGTCAGTTTCAATTAAAAAGTCAATCATTGGTAGTTCTTACAAAACTGTTGAAATTGTTGACACTCGTTCAATCGCCGGCAAAACCGGAGAGAACTGGTTGGTTCGTTGCATGAATCTCGACCACCAAGAAATGGCAGAGTACTTTTACTCTTATGCCGAAGCAAATGAATTTGCTAAAACTGCTTTACAAACCATTATTTGCCCTGAGTGTCTTGCAGGCAAAATTGAAGATGACCGCACGTACCAAATCAAAGACCTCGCTTGGAATCTTGCTAAAAGGTATGACTACCTTGACAACGCTAAATTCGTTTGGATGAATGATGGCGCTTATTCAGGTGGTCGCCACGGTGGTGCGAATAACATTTCAGTTGGCTTTGGCGTTGAAGGTAGAAATCATTACAATTTTTACGGCGCTACTGTTCAAGGTGAAGCACGCGTAGTTATTTCAGCCGATGGTGTTCCAACAATCGTTTATGCTTACGAAACTTGGAGCAAAGACGAAGGACGTGGTTTTGTTGAGTTCGCAGATTTTGAAGAGTTCAAGTCAGCGATGATGGAAATGCTTGCTCCTCGTGAAGAACAGTTTACAGAAGATGTCCGCGAAACTGTTGCTCGTTCAAAGAGCGCCTTGGCAGAACTTGGTTTGAGCGAAGGCGAAATCATGGTGGCAGTTTCTAACTGGAAGGTTGGTGCGTAATGAGTTTCACTTACTACGAATACGCCGACCTCACCTATGTTGAGCAGAGAGGCGTTCTCACTTACCAGAAGTCTGACTTTTTGGAAGCGGAAGTTGAGGGTTGGTTTCACGTTCACCCGATTAGCCGTCAGGTCGTTGCTCGGAAGCCGATGGGTTCACGCAAGTGGCACGTTTGCAATGAGCCGGATGTTGTGAAGTTCATGATTCGAGTTGAGGAGGAGGCATGATGAAGAATCACCAAACTTGGCAAGAAGTATCGCGAGGCGTTGATAAAAATAATTTGCCTTGGTGTTTGGGCAATTACATCTTTGACCTTTCGAAAGATGAAGTTCGTCTTGGCTTGGTTGATGCTTGGACTTTCCCCGAATGGCCGAATCGTGCAGCAGACAATGTGACTTGGGTCGCGATGTTTAATTACGGTTTCGACGAGCAAGAGGGTTATCTTGATGATGACGGCAATGTTCAGGCTTGGGATAATTTGCCAGAAGTCATAACTCTGTTTCGCGGTGCGCACAAAGACTATGTTGAAGGTCTATCTTGGACTTCCAGTTTGGAGCGTGCAGGATGGTTCGCGAACCGATTGGGTCAAGAAGACATGGCTGTCTACAAAATCACTATTCCGCGAGAACTGGTGTTGGCAAAGTTCAATAATCGTGGCGAACATGAATTCGTTGTCGAAGTTACTCGTTTGTTAGAAGACGACATCGAGTTGCTTGAAAATTACACAATAAAAAAAATAGATGTGAGCGATTACTTCTATGACATCTTGGAGAAGAAATAATGACATACGACCAATTAGTGCAAAATGTTTATAACTGTCGCAACAGATGGTTCGCTGCGATTGAAGCAGAGGAAAAGTTAGCGATTGTTTGGACTGACATTTTTGACTTCCGAAAAGCGTCTGACGAATTGAAAGTCGCCAAGCGTGAATACGCCGACGCCAGAAAAACGCTCAGGGAATACAAAGTTGCCAAAAAAGGTTCACGAAGTTCAGGGATTTTGGCGAAATGACCTCATACCTTCCTGAAACCGCAAAACAAGCGCTTGAAGCGTATTGGGGGGCGTTGGCTCATGCCCGACGGTTAAAGGCTGAAAATGGGCTTTCAGAGGTCGGTTCAGGCGCTCAGAGGCGTGCCGACTGGTTCTTGGGGAACGCTCTCGAAGTCATGGCGTTCGAAACCGAAGAATTACTCGCTTTGGAAGAAATTTATAAAAATTAGTAAAAAAGACTTGACCGCGCGCCGGTCATCTGATAAGTTGATTTACGTGGTGGTGAAGTCCAGTAACCGCCTCAGGAGGAATTACCGATGGAAAAAGTTACCTTGCGTCAAGAAGTTTCAGGAAGCAACAAGAAGTGGGTTGTTTACAAAGCCGGCACTTGCACAGTTCTTGCAACTCCATTTTATTTTTGGACTCTCGCGATGTCTTACTGCGAAGACATGAATTACGAAGTTGTGGAAATGATTTCTGCGAAGGAGGTGAAGTGATGAGTGTGTTCATCGAAAATCAAGAAGCCTACGACCGTGGCACTCAGGCTCGCATCGCTGGTAATTGCTTAAAATCTTTTGAACAAAAGTTTAAGCCAGCGCATCCAGAAATTGATTGGGATTACGCAGAAAACGTTTCCAATGATTTCATTCAGACGCTAATTGAATCAGGTCGCAAGTATGCGAAATTGTCTGACAAGCAACTTTCAGTTCTTGCTGAAGCAATTGAGCGTCAAAAAACTCGCGACGAGAAGCGCACTGCGGTTATTGCAGAACGCGATGAAGAGCGTCAAGCAGAGCGCGAAGCATTGCTCGCTGCTGGTGTTGCTGCTCCTACTGGTCGCGTAAAAGTTATCGGTCGCGTTTTACACATCAAAGAAGAAAACGAAACCGCTTACGGCAACAATCCAAAAATGTTAATTCAGGCAGAAGAAGGTTACAAGATTTGGGTTTCAGTGTTCCTCAAAAAGTTGAAGTTTTCTCGTTGCTCTGACGCTTGCAACAATTGCGGTAATTGCTATTCAGTTGATTACGCTTCTCCTGAAGTCGGAGATTTGATTTCTTTTACCGTCACCCTCGAAGTAAAAGAAGACGTGCTATTCGCCTTCGGAAGTCGTCCAACAAAATTAGAGTTCCTTGAAAACGCTGAAGAGCGTTGCCGCGACTGGCGCAAAGAATCTCGTGAAGCATGGGAGAATAAATAATGAAAAGGCATTACCAAACAATTGAAGACATCAAGTATCACAACGTTGAAACTGGTCATTACTTTTTCAGCGAAGGCGCTATGCAATTTTTTGATTCTCGCGTAGCACCGACGTTGTACGGAAAAGACCGAAACATTTTCATAACGAGCGAGAAGTTCGATGATGACACCGAAAGAATGTATACGGTGCGCTGTATTGATGAAGACGGTCAGATTCAAGACTTGAGTGATTTTCAACAATTCAAGTATCTAAAAACCGCAAAAAAGTTTATAAACAAAATTACCGAAAGGGAGGAAGTCAATGCGTGAACCAGCAGGGAATTGCAAGCATTGTGATGAGCCAATTTCGTTAGAACCGCTTTCTGGTATCTACATACACAGCGAAGATGGTAACGAGCGTTGTTGGGATTATTCAAGAATCAATTGGCATGACAAAAATGAAGCAACACCTAGGGAGGAAGAATAATGAGTTGCTCACTAAAAGAAAATCACGACAAGATGAAGGCGTGCGGAGGACAATCTTGTTTTCAATGTGGCGAAAGATTACAGAAATGTTCTCATTACATTCACAGTTCAATGTTTAGAAGTGGTCTTGAAGCGAGTTGGAAGTTCTGTCCTGTGTGTGGAGAAACATTATGAACACGTTATGGGACTTCATTGACATTGATGTTGACAAAAACGCAAGTATTCAACAGCGTTTTGAAGCGTTCCACAAAGCAAATCCGCGCGTGTACCAAGAGTTGTATAAACTTGCCTCACTGATGAAGGGCAAAGGTCACAAGCGTATTGGTATGCAGATGCTTATTGAGAAATTGCGATGGGAGTGGTATGAGACGACTACGAATACAGACGGATTCAAAATAAATAATGACTATGCAGCGCACTATTCGCGCTTGCTTATGAAAGAGAAGCCGGAACTAGCAGGATTGTTTTCTGTTAGACCGATTCAACAAGACAGCACGACCGAGACTCGCAGTCAAAGACTCTCGCAAGTGGAAACCGCGGACATCGGAGACTTTTGAGTAAATACCTTTTCGCACTTATTATCGCATTAACAGTAATTAGTTCAATTCCAGCGGATGCGAACGTCAAAGAAGTTCAACCGGTAAAGAAAATTGTTCCGGTGAAGATGATTAGAGACATTCCAGCAGACCCAGTAATTGCACCAGATGTTATGGCGAAGTGGGAAAGGGTTGCTCAATGTGAAACCGGAAACAACTGGCACATGAGAGGAACAATCTATTCAGGTGGATTAGGCATCTTGGAAGTGAATTGGATGAAGTACGGAGGATGGGTTTATGGCGCGGAATACGCAGCGAGCAAATCCGCTCAAGTGTTTATAGCAATTAAGATTCAAGCGTTAAATGGTTTTGCAGGTTATGTACCAGACCAAAATGGTTGTGGTCACGGATGGTAAGGGAGATACCAATGAATGAATTTGAAAATGTATTACAAGAGATGAAAGAACTGCACGACAAGAAACGTTCAGATTATGGTCGCAAAGAAGACCCATTCGCCAATGTGCGCGCCAGTGAAGACTTCGGCGTTGAAGGTTGGGTCGGTGCAATGATTCGTGCTAATGACAAAATGCGCAGACTTCAAGCAGCAGCAAAAGGAAGCACATTACGCAATGAAGGTGTTGAAGATTCACTAATCGACATGGCAATTTATTCTGTAATTGCTTTGACAATGTACCGAGAGGGTCAACGTCGTGATGAAATAGTTCGCCAAGCAGAAAGTCATCAAGGGAGATAATGATGGAGAATCCAGAAAACTTAAAGTGTGAAGTAATTGCAAACGTCAGTGAAATGTCGCATCGCGAGTGGTTAGACCTTCGTAGCACTGGAATTGGTGGGAGCGACACCGCAGCAATCTACGGAGAATCAAGTTACACATCGCCTTACACACTTTGGGCGCAGAAGTCCGGTCGTGAAAAGCGTGAGGTCGTAACCAATGAAGCAATGGAATGGGGCAATTTGCTCGAAGGAGTCGTTGCTAATAAGTTCGCAAAAGAATACAACTACGCGGTAGTCGAATGGCCAGTGATGCTTAAAAGCAAGAAAAACGCTTTTATGCTCGCAAACCTTGACTTCCTCATTGTTAAAGCAAGCAAAGAGTTCCCTGCTGGAAAAGTAACTCGCCATGACAGTCTTGAACCGCCAACAGGCATAAATGCAATTCTTGAAATCAAAACAACAGGAATCGTTGGTCGTGGTTCTGCTCACCTTTGGGAAGACAATCACATTCCACGCGCCTACGAACTACAAGGCTTGCACTACGCAACAGTCACCGGAATTGAGCAAGTGGTGTTCGCAGCGCTCGTAGCCAATGAAGGCTTGGTTGTGCGTGGTCGTTTGTATGACGAATCAGAAATGCTGCAATGTGAAATAACGGAAGCAATCTTTTGGAGCAGTGTCAAAAGTGGCATTTCACCGGAACTTGATGGAAGTGAAAGCACCTCTGAGAGCATTCGCAAAATGTACCCAAAGTCAAAAGAAGGAACAGTTGTTGAAGCAGATGATTACATCCTCGAAACCTATTATCAATACATTGATGAGAAAAGAATCCTCGACATGCAGGAAGAAAAGGTTAAAGAACTGCGCTCGACACTTGAAATGGCAATAGGTGAAGGTGAAGTGCTGGAATACAATGGGAAACCATTACTCACCTATAAGAGCAACAAAGACAGCATGGCGTTCGACGTTAAATCTTTTGAAGTTGCTTATCCTGAGATGTATGAGCAATTCCTTATGCCTCGCAAGGGGGCAAGAGTTATGAGGGTCAAGAAGGTATAAGATTGCGACATGACCGTTGTCGTGGCACTTACTACCCAATCAGGCTCTTACATGGGCGCTGACTCTATCTCTGTGGATGATGACGGTCTATACACAATTAGCAATACTCCTAAAGTAAAACAAATTGGTGAGTTGCTTGTTGGATTCGCCGGTTCTTGGCGTGGCGGATACTTGGCGATGAAGTCTCTTGAACGTCTCGCTAATCCAAGCGTTGAGCAATTCGTGAATCAATACCCTAATGACGAAAAAGGCTGGTCTCTGCTGGTTATTGAGAAGGGCAAAATCTATGAAATCGACGATGATAAGTCCGTCACGGAAATCAAGGGAGACAAAGACGGTGCTTATAACGCTATCGGTAGTGGTACTGCTGTTGCTCTCGGCGCTCTTTACACCGACCACATTGACAAAGCCAGTATCCTCAACGCACTCAAAGCAACGCAAGCACATTTCTCCAATGTCCGCGAACCGTTCACTATGATAGAAATAAGCATCTAAACAAAGGCAGGGGAAATGTCATTATCGGCAAAGTCAGTAAAAATAGACAGCGCAATTCCGCACCCGAAGAATGTTCGACAAGGTGATGTAGGCGCAATTATGGAAAGCCTTACGCTTCATGGTCAATACAGACCAATAGTCGTGCAGAAGTCAACAGGATTCATTCTTGCTGGTAACCACACATGGAAAGCAGCAAAGCAACTCGGATGGAAAGAAATTTCCGTTACAGAGATTGACGTTGATGATGAGCAAGCGTCTCGTATCCTCCTCGTCGACAACCGCGCCAACGACCTCGCTACCTACGACGACAGCAGTCTGGCTGACCTTCTGAAGGAACTAGCCTCTACCGAACTCCACCTCGAAGGTACTGGATTCGACGGAGACGACCTTGACGACCTGTTATTCCGGCTCAACGGCTCAATCGGTAACATTGCCGAGGGTACGTCTGCTGCGGAGCGTACAGAGGATTTCCTTAACAGGGGAATACGTTCAGTTGTTCTGCCTTATCCCGAAGAAGAGTATTTAGAGGCTATTGAATTATTAAGAAAACTTCGTGATTCTTATGGTTTGGACAACAATCCAGACGCGATTATGAAATTGCTCAAAGATTCCCTATGAAAACAATTGAAGTAACAAAAATTGATTGGACACGCATAGACCGCAATCATCACGCACCAGAAATGGTTGGCGACAATGATGACTTGCTGCTTATTGACTCTGAAACAGGAGAAGTTATTGCCTTCCAGCGTCAGATTCCTGAAAAGTACAAACACCTGAAAAAAGAACTATCTCGTTACCTTCGTTTCTCTATCAAGTATGACAGCACTGCCTCAAAGACTGGTGCTGCTCGATTATCGGGAATGAATTACTCCAACAGAGTGTTCGGATTCACTGCGCCACAAGCACTGCGCCGGCGTTACGGTGTAAGCACTTCATCTTTCAACAAAGACGAGCCACAGGCATTGAAGATTCTTGAAGAACTTACAAAAGTTTGCTGGGATACTTTCGAGGAACTCGCACCTAAAACAGCAGAGAAACACTTTCAACTCGCTCAACAGATTCACTCTGACTGGCACATCGGAGGAATGCCCTTCACATCAGGGATTATCAACAACAGCGCAGCACTCCCTTATCACAAAGACACCGGAAACATTAAGGGAACTTGGAACAACATGTTCTGCGTGAAAGAAAACGTATCGGGAGGCGGATTGCACCTGCCTGAATACAATGTAGCGTTCGGTATTCCTGACGGCTCTATCTCCGGCTTTGACGGACAAGGCGCATGGCACGGTGTAACGCCATTCATGAAAAAACGCAACGACGCTCACCGATTCACCATTGTTTGGTACACCAAGTCTGGAATGGTCGGCTCAGGTTCAGTAGAGGAAGAGACACTAAAGGCGAAGCAGAAAGCCACTAAGTGAAAGTCTTTGTTTTCACCTACGACAGGTACGACAGCATAACCACCTCGTTGATGTTGGAAACTGAGGGAATTGAACACACCGTCCTTTGCCACACCGAGGAGCAGAAACAAAACTTTATTGCTGGCGGATTAGTTAAAGAAGAACGCATTATTGCAACAGGAGAACCAAAGGGTTTAGCTCGTAACCGCAATTGGGTGCTTGACAAACTTGAAGAAGGCGAATGGTGCCTTATGTTGGTAGATGACTTAAAAAGCATTACAGAACTAAACAACTACGACCGCGCACAATCTCCACTGCCTATTACGTTCGCAAATCAAAAAAGATACAAAGAACGTTTTGACACACAGATAACAATGTCAAAGTTCCTGATGAGAGCAGAGAAATTATCTAAAGTTGCTGATGGTGTTGGTTGTTATCTTGCTGGATTCTGCAACATGGACAACCCAATGTTCAGGCAAAACCACTACAAGACCAATGTGCTTGTTGACGGCAGAGCAATAATCGTTAAGAAATCACACATGCGCTACGACCCTGTTGTGCAAACTATTGACGACTACTGCTTTACCGCTATAAACCTCACGGAAACCGGCATTGTATTTATTGATAACTGGATTCTTCCCGACTGTCGCAGGTACACCAAAGGCGGATACGGCACTATGGATGAGCGCATGGTTCAGAAGATGGCAGACGTTGATTACCTTGTGCGCAATTGGCCACAATGGTTAGCAGTACGAGACAAGGCAAATCACCCTCGCGGCTCGCACGTTGGAGTACGTCAAAGAGGCAAAAAACCTAAGATACAGTAGATACATGAGCAATAGAAATATCGAACCGGAAGCACTAGATAAAGAACGTCGCGTATTAGAACTACGTCGTGCCGGTGCTACTTATGCAGACATCGCTAACGCTGTTGGTTATGCCACTGCTCAAGGTGCTTATCTTGCTTATGGTCGTGCGCTTAAAAGAACACTCAACAATGCTGGTTCAGAGGAAGCACGTGAGTCAGAATTAGACAGACTCGACCGTTTGCAGTTGGTTTATTGGGAAAAGGCTTTGAAAGGCGAGTATCATGCTCTTGACCGAGTGCTTAAGATTATGGAACACCGCGCTAAGTATCTCGGATTGTACGCTCCAGCGCGTATGCAGGTAGAGGCAACCATCTATGACACAAACACCATTGACGCAGAACTCGCTAACCTACGAGCCTTCCTTAGCAGCAATCCTAACCTCGCGTTGGAAATGGGAAGCACAATTAGCGAGACCGGAACAGATACCACCGGAGAGTAACGACTGGTCTGTTTATCTTTACCTCGCTGGTCGTGGTGCTGGGAAAACTAGAACTGCTGCTGAATGGATAGCGTGGCAAGCAAGCAGGATGCCTAACACTCGTTGGGCTGTCGTTGCAGCAACCTTTGGTGACGTTAGAGATACCTGTGCAGAAGGTGAATCAGGAGTAGTGCCAATCCTCCGCAGGTACGGAACGCTCAAGCACTTCAACCGTTCAATGGGAGAAATAAAACTCACTAACGGTTCACTTATCAAAATGTTCTCTGCTGAAGACCCTGACCGCTTGCGTGGTCCACAGTTTCATGGTGCTTGGTGTGACGAATTAGCAGCATGGCGCTATCCCGAAACCTACGAACAGTTGCAATTCACCCTACGTCTTGGTCAGCACCCTCAGACGGTTATCACCACTACGCCACAGCCCAAGAAACTCATCAAAGAACTTATTGCTAGGAGTGATGGTTCAGTAGTCGTCGTGCGTGGTTCTACCTTTGATAACGCTGCGAACCTTGCTCCATCAGCACTTCAACAGTTACGCAACCGTTATGAAGGAACACGACTCGGTCGGCAGGAACTTTATGCGGAAGTTCTCGATGATACTCCCGGCGCTTTATGGACTATGCAAATGCTTGAAGACTGCCGTATCAACAATCCGCCAGACATGGCTCGCGTCGTTGTCGCTATTGACCCTGCTGCCACCAGTAATGAAAACTCTGACGAAACCGGCATCGTCGTTGTAGGCAAAGGCATCGACGGTCGTGGCTATGTTCTCGCAGACCGCAGTTGTCGTCTCTCACCTGACGGATGGGCAAAGCGTGCCATCGAAGCGTATGACGAGTTCCAAGCATCTCGCGTCGTAGGAGAAATGAACATGGGTGGAGACATGATTGAAACCATCATTCGCCAGTACCGACCCAACATTCCTTATCGTGGCATAACAGCAAAACGAGGCAAGGTGTTACGCGCCGAACCGATTAGTGCTTTGTATGAGCAGGGAAGAATCTCACACGTTGGCATCTTTCCAGAGTTAGAAGAACAGATGACCTCATGGGTAAGTGACCAGTCTGACTTTTCACCAGACCGCATTGACGCACTCGTTCACGGCTTTACACAACTAGGCATTGGTTCAGGTGGATTCTCTGACGCGTTCTTTATGGCAGTCGCTCCACCATGTCCTCAGTGTGACTTACCGAATAGTGTTGAGAGTACGCATTGCTCAGGCTGTGGACAACCACTACAATAAAATCAAACTAACCGAGGAGAACTGTGGCGTTATTTAGCCGTAAGAAGAACGACGACGCTCTCGTTTCCAGAATCGTTACAGAGTTGCAAAAAGCAACAGGTAACAACATGGGTAATACACCATACGGCGGAACAGGATACGCAACAACATCAGCAGCGATGCCTTCGCAAATGGTGCAGTCTCCCGGAAGTGGTGGACAAGGATTGTTGCAAACACCCGGCACACAGGCAAACCCACTGCCTCGCTACTCTTACGATTTTGGTTCACAACTTGGACCATCAGCGCCATTCCTTCCAGCACCACTAGACCCAGTCTTTGACGACAGTGGTCGCGCGCTCCCTCGCCTATGGGAATACCCAGTTGCATGGAACCTCGACCTCAACCAGCGCACAGCACCTTGGTCAGTTCTCCGCTCAATGTCAGACCAGATTGACATCATTCACCGTTGCATTGAAATCAAAATTGCTGAGATTACGCGTCTTGAGTGGTCGTTCTCTGTTGAAGACGCAACCATCAACCAAATCATGGCAGAAGAGAATTGCTCACACGCTAAAGCAGCACGTATTGCTCGCGAGAAGTACGACGAGGACATTGTTAAATTGCGTGAATTTTGGGAGAACCCATACCCACAACTAGGTCGCTCATTCACCGAGTGGATGACAGAGTTCCTTTGGCAGCACTTCGTTTTTGACGGAACGCCTGTGTACCCTCGCTACAACTTAGGCAAGCAAATCATTGGCTTTGAAATCATTGACGCACCAACTATCAAAGTATTGCTTGACAATCGCGGCTCAATTCCTGCTACTCCTGCACCGGCTTATCAGCAAATCCTTTGGGGTTTTCCTCGCGGTGAGTACCAAGCATCAGCAGAAAGCGACGGAGAGTTTTTCAATGCTCCCGGTAAGAACAACGAATACATGCGTGACCAACTCGCCTACTTTGTTCGCAACCGTCGCACGTGGTCGCCATACGGATACTCATGCGTAGAGGAATCAATCCCATCTGCAACTCTCTACCTAGAGCGCCAACAGTGGATGAAGTCTGAATACCAAGACGGAACTATGCCAATGGCGTTTATGGAGACTGACTCAGACGAAATGGACATTACGCGTCTTGCTGCTTTTGAGCGTGTGTTTAACGACAGACTGACTGGTTCTAATGCAGAGCGCCACCGCATGAAAGTTCTTCCTCGCGGTTTCAAGCCAGTGTTCGCTCCGACTATTGACGAGCGCTACAAAGAGAACTACGACAACTTCTTAATCCTTCGCATCGCAACAATCTTTGGTGTTAACCCATCAGCACTAGGAATTATCCCTCGCTCTGGTTTGGGTGGTTCAGGTGAGCGTGAAGGTGAAGCACAAAACGCATTAACAACCTCACAAAAGCCACTTGAGTCATTCCTCGTTGAAACAATCAACACTCTCTCTCGTCGTTTCCTTGACACAGACAAGAACATCACATTCGCTTTCGATGATGATGATGACAACGTCGCAGCACTTGAGAAGAAGTCAAAGGCTTATCAGGTTTCTCTTGAGTCTGGTCAAATGACTATGAACGATGTGCGCGGTGAATTAGGAATGCCATTGTACGACATGCCAGAAGCAGACGAACCATTCATTGTCGCTGGCAACGTTGTGCAATTCCTCAACGGATTATTAGAGCAAAATGCAGCCGGTGAAACAACTGGAATGAAGGAGCAAAATGGCAGTACGCAAAGCCAGGAAACACAAAGCAAAGAGCCCGAAGTCAATCAAAGTACGCAAGGCTCGCAAAGTGGGAATAAAGACAAAGCGCCGGTCACTAGCGTAGAAGAAAAATCTGTTCAGGCAGAAGAAATCCGTGAGTTTGCACGTTTCATTAAGTCTCGTAACAAAACAGGCAAATGGCGCGCTTTTGATTTCGTAACTGTTGATGAAAAAGTCGCTGACAAGTTAAACAACGACGCGTACTTCCTAGTCAAGGGAACAGTGCCTATGCCAGAGAACATTGTTACTTGGGCTGACGACATCGTGAAAGCGCAGATAACAGATAACCCAAAAGGTTTAGTTACTAAAGGCTCTATCGCTGACCTTCCGGGGATACAGCACAAAC